CCACACCCACCCCGACCCTGGCGGACGTGGCCACCGGGGGCAGCTGCAAACTCAAGACCAAGTACGTGGTGCACTGCGTGGCCCTGACCCTGGAGGGCTACCGCAACGCCTCGGTGGCCGGGGGCGTCCCCGCGGTGGTCAGCCGGGCCAATGGCGACGGCACCACCGAGATTTACGGCGGCGGCTCGGGCCAGAAATCGGCCGCGGCTAACGTCACCACCGCCGACGACGGCGTCAACACCCACTCCATCAGGGCCAGCGTCGTCGCGGTTTCCGGGGCGGTGGCCTATGCCTGGTACTGGGGCGAGGACGGTCAGGCCCTGAAACTGGGGAACATCACCACCATTAACAGCTGCCTGATCACCACTCCGGTGGCCACGGGCACCCAGGTGATCGGCGACCTGCCGGGCTCGGACAATTCTAAAAACGCCCTGATTTTCGACGGTCTGCTGTATCAGATTTTCAAGAGCGGCAGTGGGGCCTATATCAAGACGATGGCCACCGGCACCCCCGGGACGGGCACGCCCCTGACCGCGGATACCAAGACCGGGATCGTTGAGATCAACGAGGCCCTAGTGAGTTTCTGGAACAATTACAAGGTGAGTCCCACCACGATCTGGGTGAACGGTCGGGAAAAGCGGAACATGGGCGCCAAGGTGCTCACCGGGGCGTCGGGCACCGTCGTGACTTTTGCCATCGACACCCGCCAGGGGGCGGTGCTGGGCGGCGTCAACGTCACCGGCTATATCCACCCCATTACCGGGATGGAAATCCCGGTGGAGGTGCATCCGGATCTGCCGCCGGGCACCATCCTGTTCGAGTGCATGACCCTGCCCTACACCCTCTCCGGGGTGCAGAACGTGGTCCAGGTGCGCACCCGCTGGGAGTACATGCAGATCGACTGGGTACTCACCAGCCTGAAGCGGGATTTCTCCATCACCGTGGACGAGGTGCTGCAGAACTACTTCCCGCCGGCCTGGGGACTGATCACCAACATCGCCGACGGCTGACCGTAGGGGCGGATCCATGTGTCCGCCCTTATTCAGGAGACATGAATGAAACTAAAAGCTCCCAAGGGCTGCGGCAACGTGAGCTTCCAGGGCCAGGAATATCCGGTGGTCAAAGGCGTCGTGGAAGTCCCCGACGAGGCCCAGGTCTTCCTGGAACCGGGTTACGGCTTCACCCAGATCGTGTCACCGGCCGCACCTACGCCGGAAACAGAGGCGCCGGAAACAGAGGCTCCGGACAAGGCCAAGGCCAAAAAGAGCTAAATGGCTGCCGGCGACCTCACCACCCTGTCAAACCTCAGGGCCTGGCTGAATCTCACCACGGATGCGGCGGACACCCTTCTGGCCCGGCTCATCACTGCGGTGAGCGCCTTTATCCAGGGGCCGGAGGCCCTCGGCTACCAGGTGCCATCTCAGAACTATTCACTGGTGTTGAACGGCCATGGCGGGGACGTCCTGGTGCTGGGCCGGCCGCCCCTGACCGCGGTGGCGTCTCTGGTGATCGACGGAGTGACGATTCTCCCGGCGTCCACCTCCACTGCCTACGGTTATCGCTTCAGTCCCAGCGCCGTCTGGCTTAAGGGTTATGTCTTTACCAGGGGCCGGGGCAACGTGGAGTTAGCCTGCACCCGGGGCTATGCCGCCACTCCGGCCGACCTGGAACAGGCCGCCCTGGAGTTGATCGGGGTGCGCTTCAAGGAGCGGGATCACATCGGCCAGGATGCGGCCACCATGTCCGGCCAGAACATTACCTTCTCAACCAGGGACATGCCTGCCAGCGTCAAGACCGTGCTCCAGGCCTACAAAAAGGTGGCGCCGGTATGATCAGGGCCGTGGTGACCGGACAGGAACAGGTGATCGCCCACCTGGGCCAGGTGCACCCCCGGGTGGACGGGCTGGTGCGCCAGGCGGTGAGGGCGGAGACCTATAACGTGGAGCGGACGGCCAAACAAAAGGTTTCCGGTGTAGTGTTAAAAAACCGCAGCGGTACCCTGCGCCGCAAGATCAACTCCGAATTTAAGGATGATGGGGCCAGCATCATCGGCAGCGTCGGCCTGGCCTTAGCCTACGGGGCCATCCACGAATACGGCGGCGTCACCCGTGCGCATGTGATTCGCCCCCGCAACAAAAAGGCCCTGGCCTTTCAGGCTGGCGGCCAGGGCCTGGTGCGCAAATCGGTGCAGCATCCGGGATCAAAGATGCCGGAGCGATCCTTCTTGCGGTCGAGCCTCAGGGATAACGAGGCCCGGATCAAGGCCGCCATTGCGGCGGCGGTGCTTAAAGGGGTGAAGGGTTGATTAACCGGGAAGCCATTTATCAGGCCCTGTTCGACCAGGTCAAGAGCCTGTCCGGGTTCGTTACCACCTCGCGCCGGGCTCGCCTGGCCAAGGATGTGGCCCCGGAGGAGCAGCCGGCCCTGTTTATGGAGGAAGGCCCGGGTGAGAACGTGCAGCACCAGGGGCAGGGGTTGCCGGCGAAGCATTTGCTGTACGTGGATATGGGGTTTTATGCCCGGCTGAATGAGGACAAAAACGCGGCGCCGGGCAACATCCTCAATCCCCTGATCGATGCCATTGAGGCCGCCCTGGCGCCCGATTCGGATCAAGAAGACCAGACCCTGGGAGGCCTGGTGATTTACTGCCGGATCAGCGGCAAGATCGAGAAAAACGAGGGACTCCTGGACGGCCAGGCCAGCGTGGTGATCCCGGTGGAAATTCTAGTTACGTGAGGTGATTTATGAGCAAGAGCAAGGACGATAACGAAGTTGTGGTCACGCACCAGGTGGAGAAGGCAATGGATGCCGACGGGCTGGTAGAGGCCTGGTTCAAGGAGTTTTTCCCCAATTCCCCCGTGTCCCGGGATACCGAAGCCTGGAATCTGCTGCTCCGGGCCAAGGACGTTTTGAAGCAGCGCCTGAGAGGAGAATAAGTCATGGGCAAACCTATCATTTTCGGGGCCGGAAATCTTTACGGCATCAGCCGCGGCGTGTTGGTCCCCACTCCGGTTAAATTCGGAATCCTCCAGGAAGTGGGCGTTGAAGTAGCACTCACCAAAAAGGAACTCATCGGCCAGAAGGTCTTTCCCGACGCCGTGGGCGTCTCCGAAGGCAAGATCACTTGCAAAGCTAAGCTGGCTCGGTTGTCCGCCGACCTCATGGGCGGCCTGTTTTTCGGAGCCACCCCGGCCACGGGCCAGGTGGTGCCCGTGGTGGGCGAGACGGGCACCATCCCCGCCACCCCCGGCCCCTACACCATCACCGTGGCCAACGGCGCCACCTTCCACACCAACCTGGGGGTGGTCTTCCGCAAGAACAATTTGGCCACGGACGGGCAGCCTTTAACGCGGGTGAGCGGCGCCCCTGCCACCGGTGAATACTCCCTGGTTGAAGCCACCGGGACCTATACCTATGCGGCCGCGGACCAGGGCAAGCTGCTGAAGTTCGACTATCTCTACACCTCGACCCTGGTGGGGAAAACCATCACCATTGTCAACCCGGAGGCGGGCACCACGCCGACCTTCAAGGCCATCCTGATCGGCAACTTCGACGGTGAAAAAGTGACCCTCATCCTTAACCGGTGTGTCAGCGACAAACTCACCCTGCCCACCAAGCGGGGCGATTTCACGATCCAGGAGATGGATTTTAGCGCTCAGGCGGACGATGACGATGCACTGGGCCTGCTGAGTCTGGGGAGTTAGGGCATGACCGAAACTGTACCCCGCTTTGACGGCGAGCAGATTAAACTGGGCGACCGAGAATTCGTGGTCCCGCCGCTGAATTGGCGGCGTATCCGCAAGGTCATGCCCATCATCGAACGGATGGGGGCAGTTGGCCCGTCATTAGGTCTCACTCTTACCACAGAGATGCTGGACGATTGTCTGACGCTGATCTTTGAGGCGGTCAGCCGTAATTATCCCGATCTCACCCGGGATGAGTTGGAAGACCTGGTGGACCTGGTCAACGCCCCTAAGCTGATCAGGGCGATCATGGGCCTGAGCGGGCTGCTCCAGGGGGAACCGGCGCCGGTGGAGGAGATGGACTCGCTTGGGGAGAACTCTACGCTGGCCTGATCACCGCGACGGGCTGGACGTATGAGTATATCGACGAGTACATGACCTTCCCCCGGCTGCGGGAACTGGGCAGCTACTGGCGGCGCTATCCCCCGGCGCACGTCCAGATGGCGAGGTTGATGTCGGGCCTAGCCGGCCTCGCGGACGGCCCGGCCCCGGCGGACGGCCCGGGAGAAACCGCCACCTTGCAGGAATTCATCGCCGATTGGCAGGCCCTCGGCGGGTTGATGGCCTAAAACAGGAACCACAATGTCTGACGACCGGATCGACGTAAGAGTAGGGGCCAGCACCGGCGAGCTCAAAACCGGCATGGACCAGGCCGTACAGACGGTCACGCGGGGCGTGCAGGGTATGCAGACGCCCTTCGATCGCATGGCCCAAAGCGTCACCGGCGGCATGAAGCAGATGCAGGGCAGCGTCACCAATTCCGTCTCCGCCATATCCTCCTCTCTGGGTAGTTTGGGTAAGTTTGCAATGGGCATCGGCGCCATCCTGGCCGGGGGGGCCTTGTTCAAGAGTTCCGTTGACACCTATGTGCAGATGAACTCGGAGGCAAAAAAATTTAGCGTGGTCATGGGAATGAATATCGGCGATGCCCAGGCCTTGCTGCAAACTTTCAAGCGTTTCGGGGTTGAAGGCGACACCGTTATCCGGGCCATGATCGTCATGACTCGGCAGCTTAAAGCTAATGAGGGGGCGTTCGTTGCCAATAAAGTTGTGACTCGAGATGCCGGCGGCAACCTCTTGAGCATGAACGAGATTATGTTCAATGCCATCAACCGCCTCAAGGAGATGAAAGAGGGTACCGAGCGCAATATGCTGGCCACTAGCCTCTTTGGCCGTTCGGTTTCCGATTTGCCCGGGTTGATGAAAATGACCGAAGACGCTGCAGAAGCAATGAAAAAACGCCTATCTGACCTTGGCATGACCCTGGACGACATTTCAGCTGCCAAGTCTAAGGCGTTCAAGGAGGGGATGTCTGACGTTGGCCTGGTGGCCGACGCCTTAAAATACAAAGTTGGAGAAGAACTTATCCCGGTCTTAATTACATTGGGAAGTTATTTCAGCAAAGAGGGGCCACAGGCGGTGGTCACCTTCGGAAACTCCCTGAAGAGTATCCTGCTGACTTTCGAGTTAATCCGGGCCGGTACATCTGATTTAATTAACCGGCTGTCAGCGCAATGGGCGGGGTTGACGGCGGAGTGGAAAGGATGGCTGGACGTTTTAACTGCCGCCACACATTTATCTTGGAAGGAAATCACCGAGGCCTGGGCACGAGGCAACCTCCGGGTGCAGGCCATAACTCAGGCGGCCATGGCGAACACCGCCAAAATATATGAAGATGCCTTGGGAAATATCGAGAAACTATTTGCGAAGTTTCCCGGCGGGGCGGGTAAGGGTAAAGAGGACTCAAAAAGCGACGGAGACCTTTTTAACCCCAAGGAACCGGGCAAGGGCACCGGCGGGTCCTCCCGGGTCCAGCAGTGGGTCCAAGAACTGGAGCAAATCAAGGCGGTTGAGGCTAAATTCCAGTCCCAGAGCCTGCAGATGGAAAAGGCCTTCTGGGCCAAGAAACTGGCCACCGGCAAAGCCGCCACCTCCGAGGAGAAGGAGGCCCTCAAAGCCCAGGAATTGGCCAGCGCGGCCGCGCGCCTCAAGGCTGAGGCCGATTATTGGAAGGGCAAACTGTTGCTCGCCAGTGTGGGCACCAAGGATTATCAAGAGGTGCAGCATAAGATCGTTACCCTGGAACAGCAGCAAAACAAGCTCAGGTTGCAGTCGGAAATTGACCTCATCAAGAGCAAGATCAAGGCCGGCGAGGATGCGATTAAACACAAGAAGGACCTGATAGACCATGAAAACCAGCTCAACAAATTAGATATCGAAATGAAGCAGGAGAATATCGCCCACCTGGCCAAAATGGGGGTCATGAGCCGGGTCCAGGAGTTGAGAGAATATAAGAAATTAAAGCAACAGCAACACTTAGAAGATTTGGAGGCGGCGCAGAATAAAGCAAACTTAGAAAAGGGTGACCTACGGGCCTACCAAAAACATCTAAAAGACATGGAATTACTTAAAAAGAAACACGCCCTGGACATGAAAAAGGCGGACTTTGGAATCACCCAGGCCATAAAGGAGCAATGGGGCCAGGTTTGGGAGTCGGTGAGCCGGGCCTTTACTATGAGCCTCCAAGGGATCATTACCGGCACCGTGACGCTCAAGGACGCTCTGAAAAATATCTGGCAATCTATCCTATCTTCGTTTGTGGAGATGATTGCACAGATGGTGCTTCAGTGGATTGCTGCGCAGTTGGTGATGCTGATTTTTGGGGAGGGGGCGGACAAGAAAAGAGCAGCGTCCGGTGTCGGGAGCCAAGCGGCCATAGCTGGCGCCGCCGGCGTGGCCTCGGTCATGGCCGCCGTGCCGTTTCCTTTCAATACGATCTTGGCTCCGATGGTCGGCACAGCTGCCGCGGCCATGGCCGCCTCATTCGGGGTCCTGGCTTTGGCTTCAGCCGCGGGCGGCTGGGATGTGCCTCATGACACCCTGGCTTTTGTCCATAAGGATGAGAAGATTTTGCCCGCGGACTGGCCAGAGAAGCTCCGGGCCGTGGCCGCCCCGGGCGGGGGCGGGGGCGGGGGCGGGCCGTCCCACCTGGTGGCCAAAATTCCCATTACGGTAGTCACCCCGGACGGCCGCACCATCCTGAAGGCAAACAAGACCCTGTTCTTCGATCTCACCAATCAGGGCATTAAGCGCGGCGAGATCCGGATTCCGGCTCCGGCGCGACGGTAGAGATGCCTATGCCGCCCATTGATTTTGACCGGTGGATCCAAAAATCCGATGCGGTGAGGATATTCCTGGTGGAAACCAGCGCCATGCGCATCGCAGATGGTTTCCTCCTGCCCCTGTATTTCGCTACCCATACCGTGATTTTAGACGAGCGCTGTTATCTGGGCACGCAGATCGGATTGCCCCGTCTCTCCAGTCCGGCCAACCCTATTCTGAGCCCCAATCATGTCTCCACCTGGGGCGAACTGGAACTGGACATAGAACCGAATTACCGGCCGGACGCCTTTAGCAGCGTCACCTGGCTGGAACTCCTGTCCCCGGCCTGGAACCTGCGGGATCAGCCCCTCATTATTTTGATGGGCGGGGAAGGGTTTGCCTATGGCGACTTTAGGCAGGTCTTTACCGGACGGGTGGGTCAATATAATTGGGTTGATAACAAATTAACTCTGGCCATTTACGACAAAACCAAGAGCTTGGAAATCACCATCCCGGATTATGAACTGCCTGAATCTGTCCAGGTGGTAGAGGAGAGCTGGGACCAGACCGTTCCGGCGATTTTAGGGCGGGTCAAAAATTATAAGCCCATCCTGATTACCACCACCAATCCGGGTATTTATCCCTGGAAATATGCCCTGGCCTGCCACGTTTGCCATGCTTTGGATGCAGTCAACGGCGATAATGCCCCGATCAGTCACGGGTGGGCTCCAAAAGACGTCTTCCCGGCCCGCAAGGACGGCGAAGGCTCGGCTGGCATGTACACCTTCGGCCCCTATACCGGCAGTTTGATCCGGGCTGAATGGATAATCCAGATCGACAGCATCACCGCCCTGAACAGCCAAGGGTCCTCCGGGCCTGAGGTTGGGCTGGCCACGTACAGGTGGAAGTTGGGCGGCGATGCGGACTGGCGGGGGGAAGGCATCCTCACCTGGAAACTGGCCTACGACAGCACCACTCTGGTTAAAAGCCCATCGGTCAGTCATGGAGTCATGGCGGTATCCGGGATTTATACCGGTGATTGCAAACTGGCCTACAAAGCTAAGGTCACCCGATCCGGTGATATTGGTGATCCAGTCCCTCCGCAGTTTATCTGGTCTGATGACGGAGGAGTTACCTGGAAACCGGATGATGTTTGTACCTGGACGCCCATAGCTGCGGCTCCTGGGGTTATGTCGGTAGCCGCCCATAATCCGGGTGATTCGGTCAGGGTGGAAATCACCACCGGCGGCAACGTCGGCGGGGCCGTCCGGTTCAAGTGGAGCCAGGACGGGGGCGCTACCTGGGATACAAATAATCAGATTCCCAATACCTCTCCCATTGAGTTGTTTCCGGGGTATTCAATCCAGTTCACCGCTCCAGGTGTGCCGGGGGTAAACGACTATGATGCCGGTGATGCCGGCAGCAGCACCTCTGCTATTAACATCGCTGCCGCTCCCATAGTCCTCAACCGAGGGCTGAGCGTCACCTTTTCCGGCGCCGGCCACATGGAACCCACCTGGACGTGGACGCCGATTGGCGCCGCGACCGGTGTCTGTTCTGTGACTGAGGGGGACCCGCAAGACGTTTTTATAATCATAACGCTCAGTGGTCCTTGTATGGCGGCCACCTTTGACTGGCAGATTGGCATAAACTCCGGCAGCGGTGTTACACACCCTTTCGCTCAGGAAATTTATCCGGGGTATAGAGTGGCCTTTACCGATCCCGCGGGGCTTGACGATTATGAGGTCGGCGATCAGTCAGTATTGGGGAGTTATTACGCCCCAGCATTTATAGTCAATGATACGTGGGCTTTCTCTTTCAAGGAAATTCCCATTCCCCTGGCGGACGGGGTGACCATCCAGTTTTTAACCCAGGCCGGCCAGGATTTTTACCGGTGGGATGAATGGAGTTTTATCCTGGGATCGACTCTGTTACTGGCCGAGGTGGGGAGTGGCGTCAACATCACGGTGGACGTTCGGGGTCTCATCTCCCCGGCTCTGGGTGCCTATACACACCTGATCGGCGAGATGATCCGGGCGGCATTGGTACTCTGGGGCAAATGGAACGCGGTGGCGGATTTTGACCTGCCTGCCCTGGCCGCGTTTAATGTCGCCTTCCCGTATGAGGCGGGGCTGATGGTGGATTCCCCCACGGCCCTGGCCGACATTACCGATCAATTGCTCACGGGACTCCCGGCCCTGTATGCCGTGAAAAATGACGGCCGCTTTTTCCTGGCGGAAATTGCCCCGTTGACCGGCGAACCGATCCTGGAATTGACGGATGTCGAATTTCTCCAGTCTCCCGAGGGCGCTGACGGCGATGATGATCTCTACCGCCGGGTCTATCTGCACTATGACCGTAATCCCGAGGCCGACAAAAACCCCCAAGGCGCCCCCAGCCAGGAGCGGGTTGAGTGGTTGCGGCGGGAGTTTCGCCAGGTCTCGGCCCGGGATGAAGCGGTCTTGGTAAATTACCCCTGGGCTACAGATTTAGGCCCCCTGGACACGTGTCTGGTGCATCGGGCCGACGCTCAGGCCCTGGCAAATAAGGTGCTTGATCTCGTAAAAGTGAAACATCCGAAGGTGACGGTCTTAATTAAACACCAGTCGTTCCACCTTAATTTGGGGGATAAAATCAAAGTCCGGCGCAGCAGTTTCGGCATCGCTACGGGGCAGATTTTTGAAATTCATGGCGCCGAATTGAACTTCACAACCTCTGAGGCGATCCTCAGCCTGTGGCGATAACCTATGGCGGCAAGAAAGAAGCTCCGGGCGATCTGGGATAATCGGTTTTTCGACACGGCCGCCCTTACGCCCTCCTCCGAGGTGGCGACCTTGCCGGCCCGGAATGTTCAGGATCCTGTGCGCCAAAGGCCCTGGCGCACCACCGGCTTGAATGATCAGTTTCTCATTGCCGACCTGGGTACTCCCACCAATCCCGAAGACGTGCGGCCGGCGATAACCGCCTTGGTGCTTATCAATCATAATCTGACCCGCCATGCTACGGTGACCTTGCAGGCTGCCCCGACCAATGATTTCAGCGCCCCGCTGCTGTCGGAGACCCATAATGCCTGGGCGGACATCATCGGGGCCGGTGAGGGCGGCGCCGGCGGACCGCCGGGCGCCGGCGGGGTCATTTTTGATTGCCACCGTGCCTGGTATGCCCCCAACCCCATGCGCATTATTTACCTCAATATCCCCCTGGAGGCTAAAGGCTGGTGGAAGCTCTCCTTCAGCGACCCCGGCAACCCCGATGGTTACCTCCAGGTGGGCCGCATCTTTCTCACCTATTTCGATGAGTATAAGTACGACTGGGCTTATCCCTTCGGTTTAGGGGGCGAGGATGACAGTACCATCACCTATAATCCCGGCGGCACGCCCTGGACCGACAAACGTGAGTTTCGGCGCCGCCTGAATCTGGGCTGGAATGAGCGCTTCAGCGATGAGGACTTGTTCTGGAGATTTTATTTCATGCTCATGAAGGTTGGTAAAAGTAGCGATTGGGTCATTGATCCGATCCCCGAAGGGGTTTCATCTCGGCATTTCACTTCTCTCTATGGCCGCTTTCAAGATATTCCCGATTTGAGTCAGTGGGCTAAAGGTTTATCCGATTTAGAGATAACGTTTATCGAGTCACTATAAGGAGTTGGCCATGACCAGATTACTCAAAACCATCACCATCTGCATACTAACCGTCGGCCTGGCCCTGGGCAGCATGACGGCCATGGGCTTTGATTCATCCACCCACCACCTGATTTTTGGTGAGAAGAGCTGGCACACCAAAGTTAACAATGCCCTTGACGCCATCGGAGCGGCGATCAACAGCATTCCCAGCCTGTTGGACAGCGAGAGCTCCTGGATTCAGATCCAGGCGCCCCTCACCTATATTGACAGCACCCATTTCACGGCGCCGGGCAATTTTACCTCGCAATTCTCCACCGGCCGCCGCCTCTGGCTGGATCTGGGCACCGCAATAGTGCCAAACAGCGTGGGCGCCTCCTCTTATGTGGGCGGGGTCACTACGGTGACCGTCAATACCGCCAATCTCACCTCCGGCCTCCTGGGGGCGGCGGTCAACACGACCCGCCCCGGCGTCTGGCCCTTCGGCAGCGGGGCGCGTTTGGCCCGGGATCATGGAGTCCCCGGCCGGGCCGCCCTGGTTGCCGCCCTGGCGCTGATTGACACTTCTCCCCGTAAGCTGGTGGTGGGCCCGGACACTCCCGGAGGGACGGTTACCTGGAGTCTTGATGACAACCTGACCATCCCTGCCAATGTCTCCCTAGAGGTTGTCCGGGGCGCCGTTTTGGCCGTCTCCACCGGCAAGACCTTGACCATTAACGGCCCGTTTAAAAACGAGGCGCACCAGGTCTTTTCCGGCCCCGGCAAGGTGATTTTCGGTAAGGGTAAAGTGGAAGCAGTCCACCCGGAATGGTGGGGGTTTTCTGACACGGCCGTCGATACGGCAAACGCCACCGCGGTCCAGGCTG